AAGGCTCATTTAAGAGCGTTTAAAACACTATCAATAATTTTGTAAGTAATTGGGTTGCACTCACCAGAAGATCGGTAAGGAGTAGCCCAAACTCTTTTTATCATATCCTAATTATTATCATGACTATATGGCATGACAACTGGACTATGTGACATGACAAAGGAGCACATGACATGACAACATAGCATGACACGGACACTCTGGCATGACAAGATGTCGTAAAAGGAAAAAATATACGGCTGAGTTCCTAAATCTGGAGGATTCATCGAAAACAATTGACTCTTTAATAGCAAGGGGGGTGAATAAGGTGGGTGGATAATATCTTTTATGATTCGCACACTTATAAAAATTATAAATAAACTAAAATTATAATCAAGATCCTAAAGCGAGGGACCAAGAAGCCAGCTCGGCAATCTCAAATTGCAAGAGATGATTTGGTTTTCGATCACCTCGCTACTGGGAATATAAATAAAAGAGTTATTACAGACAGATGTGCGGATTTGTGATCCTTCATCTTACTATCTCTATAGGGTGTATTTCTACTAAACAGAAAAAGCTCCGTAACTAAGATTATCATTAGTGTACGAAGCTTTCAGTGATTTCACTTTGGCACTTTATGGTATAGGTTAAACCGCCAAATATCTTTCTACAGTTCTTTTACCTATGCTCAACTCATTTGCTATCTCTTGTATATTCCAGCTAGTCATTAGTGTACGGATCTCTAGTGCTTTCTCTTTGTTAGTCATAGTTACACTTCTTCTAATTGCTTTCATTCTTCTCTTAGATCTACGAGCTTGTGTAGCTCTACGATCTGTTAGCTCTTTATTGTATTTATCTAACCAGAAATACATCCAGCTATAAGCTACGTTCTCTTCTTCGAATACTTTAATAGAATGTAGTTCCCACTTACCATTTATATTATGCATCCAGTTAAACTCACCAGCAATATCTGGTACTACTTTATGGTTACTTATATTACTTAACTTATCTAACTGTAAATCATTCCAACTCGTCATATATCTCTATTTAATTATACTGTAATATACATATAATACTACCATACTATACTATTGTTTTTCAGATACTTATTAACATGCGAACACTTAGAAGCTCTATTGGTTATATAGTATGACTATAGAATTACAATTACCAAGAGACATTAATGACGTTCCATTAAAGGAGTGGCAGAAGTATACAAAGATATGGGAGAGCAACCAAGACACAGAGAATGATTTTCTTGAGATAAAGATGCTGGAAATATTTGGAGGGTTAAAGTATAAGGACATATCTCTTTTAGGTATGAGTGTATTTGATAATGCTATTGCTTACATGCAAGAACTATTTAATGCTAACACACCTTTAGTTAATCGCTTTAGTCTTACTGGTAGTGATGGAGTTGAAGTTGAGTTTGGTTTTATACCTAACTTAGACAAGATGACAATGGGAGAATACATTGACTTAAACAACTACTTAGAAGAGGCTGACACGCTCCACAAAGCGATGGCAGTATTATTTAGACCAGTCCATAAAGATTATAAGAATAAGGTTAACTACCGAATAGACTCCTATAAGGGAGCAGAGAAATACGCTGAGATCATGAAAGACATGCCATTAGGGATTGCTTTAGGAGCGAGGGTTTTTTTTTATCGTTTAGGGATCAAATTATCGAAGGCTATACTGTCCTCTTTTCAAGCGTCGGAGGAGTTTCTAGTAACATTATCGGAGGAAGAGCAGAACAATTTAACGAAAAATATAGCTGGTATAAAGAGTTACACGCTCTTGCTGGAGGAGTCGCTCTTAAAGTTGAGCAAGCCACTTTAATACCTATACATGAAGCAATGATCTGGTTACAGTACGAGAAAGAAAAGACTATATTAAACAACGAACAGATAAAGAAACAATTTAAATAATATGAAAAACGTATACAACATACTAGAAGAAATAGAAAATCACTTTCGAGAAGAACCTAATACTAATAGTGTTAAGTTCGGAGTGTTTAATGAGACTGATCTAAAGAAGCAAACTATATTTCCTTTAATTCAATTTCAGATAGTTGAGATTACTTATGTAGGACAGACTGTAGACTTCACACTAGCTGTAATGGCTCTTGATGAAGTAGATGAGAGTAAAGACTATGACGGTTCTTTCGCTGGTGCGACAAACCTACAAGATGTACTTAACACACAAGCTATGGTATTGAATAAGTTTGTAGAATCTTTAAGAGAAGGTAGAGGAGCTTTATCTGATAAGCAAATTGTACTGAAAGAAGATCCAGTAGCAGAGTATTTGTATGAGGAATTTGAGAATAAGTTAGCTGGATGGGGTATGGAGATAGAGATAAGTACTGTTAACGACGTAACAATCTGTTAATGAGTCAAGGAAACGACGTAATAAACCTAAGGATCCTACTTAATAAGTACGGTAAGAAGTTCAAGAGAGAGCTTGTAAGCAACAGTAAGGCACTTAACTTAGTGGCTACTGGTGATACTGTCAATTCTATTAGCTATAAAGTGTTTAAGACTAAGCTTGTAATTATATATGACAAGTCATTGGCTATACAAAGTGATGGTATTAACAGAAAGTATATGCCATCTAGTAAGGCAATCCTAAAATGGATGCTTGCTAAGAACATAAGGCCTACAGAGGGTAGCAGTAGAAAGGCTGGTTTACTTGCTGGAAGATCTAAGTTTGCTAAAGGAGGAGCTGACAGTAGGAATATGAAGGCATCAGCATTTGCTATTGCCAGAGCTATAGGACGTAAAGGAACAATAAAAAGATTTAGCTATAATGGTTCTAATATATTAGACTACCTAGAATTTGATAGCCTAGTGGGCAGAGCGTTCACTAAAGAACTAAATAAGCAATTTAAAGAAAGTATAGACGATCTTTTCACACATAAACAAAAATAACAATGTCAGCACAAATCCCAGAACTACCAACAACAGAAATACTTTTACGTTCCCCTTATTGGGTAACTGTAGAGGTAACAGACTTAGACTATGTACTATGCGATTTACGTATATGGACTGGCGAATTATCCGCAGAACCTTTAACAGTATCCGCTAAGCTACGATCTACTGGTCTAGACGGCATTACTTCAATAGATATAGCTGAGTTTGGTAGAGACTTCGTAGAGGTTACATTCGATGGTAATAGCGACAGTAACGCAGTATTCTTAAGTTATGAATTAACTATATATTTAAAAGGAGCTACTGTAGAACCAGATGCAGAAGATAGAGTTTACTTAACTGGACTAGATGGTTACAGTACTTTTCAAGATGGTATCAATTTCCAATGGTATAAGCAAACAATGATTAGTGATATGGTTGTGTCTGCATATCCAGAGACAAACATATACATTCCAGTAATACAAAAGACATTCACTGGATACCATTTAGATCATTATGTTAATAATCAATGGCATTCTTTCAAGACAGTTACTGGTATAACGCAAGTAGAGAACACTTCTTCTTTAATAAGAACGATAGCATCCTCCGCTCAAGGTATATATGCTGATAGAATGGTGTTTGAATTCAGCGATCAAGCTGATGAGATAGTAACTATAAACTATATGGACTGTACTAAGTACGGTTTAACTAGAGTTTACTTTGTAAATAAGCTAGGATGTATGCAAACTGTTCACTTTACTGGTAAGTTTACTGTTGAAATGTTGGCATCTAAAGACACTTATAAGAGAAATCTATTAGTAAATGGTAACTATAACTCTACTAGACACCAGAAATCTATTCTTAATAAGAACGGACATATTAAAATGAGCCTTAATACTGGCTGGAGAAGTGAAGAAGAGAATGATACTATCATTGAGTTGATGATGTCAGAACAAGAATGGGTACAAGTTGAGGCAGACAAGCTAGGTAGAGGTTGGACTCCTAAGACATCAGAGTACTTTACTATACCTTGTAACATAGAAAGTGATTCAACTACTATTCTAAACAAATCAAACGACAAACTAATTAACTATACCTTTTCGTTAGACGCTGCTCACGATTGGATAAACAACGTAAGATAATATGATTCAAGCACAAATATTTGTAGATACTGGCAAGAGGATTAAGAGTGAATATGCTATCTCTACTATAGAATTACTAACCGCTAATGACAATGGATTTGATGCTACTGTTGCACTTTACTTAAATGGAGTGCAACATATCATTCCATTATATTCTGTAGCTATAAATGTTAATGCATTAGAGATATCTACATACATTAATACTACTGGTACTCATAGAGCTAGTTGGATAGAAGGAACTGCTTTTGTTGAAATAGAAGCATACGTTTCGGGACCACAAAGCCCTACTGGCTTAGATAGCTCTGGGACTTCTGTTACTTCTATTGTTACTAACTCTGTAGGTGTTGTTAATACTAGTGGTGAGAACTGGATGTCTACTGACATGGATGCTGGTATTCAGATCACTATAAAAGATACTATAAAGAAAGCTAAGGACATAGGGAAAGTATTTACTTCATATACATTGCCCTTTGTATTACCAGCTTCTAAGAATAACAATATTATATTTAAGAGATTTAGTAGTAATAAAATATACGATGGTTTTGATCCTAGAAGAAAGTATAAAGCTAGAATAAAATTAAATGGTGTAGACTTTAAAGCTGGATACATAAAGCTTAATAAGGTTAACATGATAGACAACTTACCATTCTCGTATAGCTGCCAGTTCTTTGGTGAACTTGCATCTCTTAAGGATACCGTATCTAATAATAAACTAAAGGATTTAACTGGTCTATCTAAATATACATTCCCTTACACCGATGCTAATGTACAATTAGGATTTGAGGAAGGATTTGATGTTGTTGTTAACTCACCATTAGGAGAGAGAGAAACTACTGTATTACAAGTAATAGATGCTCCTACTAGTAATGGAGATGTAACTCTAGCACTTAACTTAGTTCCTTATACTATCTCTTTAATAGGAACTGGGGGAGTAACACCAGCATCGACTGCTGAGGCTATAATGAATAATGTCAACTTAATAGATGGTTATGCTGCTGCAATAGTAAATGAAAGATTCGTATATATATTAGCTGATCAAGTTGGAGCTCAAACAGATGCAACTTTAGGTGGTGCTAGTGCTATCGGAATGACTTACACTATAGTTACTCCAGTACAAGGTTCTACTGTGCCTCAGCCAGACACTAACGTTACTATAATGCCTAACAGTCAAGGTATGTTTAAGTTCCCTCTTATATCTCACACAAGAGGATTTGAGTATACTAAAACGCCAGATGGATTGGAACCTAGTAATCACGAAGGATTTCACAGACTATTAACTAACGACGAGAATAATAATTACTATAAGAATCCAACACATCCTTTTACAATAGGATTACAGACTGATTCATACCCAACGACTTCAGCTGATAGATTATCAAGATTTGATCTTAAGCCAGCTATTAAATTACCTTATATATTTGACGCTATAATGGAAACGTTTCCTTCTATAGTATTTGATACTGAATGGATGTTTGGTAGCCCTACAACTAACAAGTCACCAATGAAAGACATGTACTTGTGGTTACATAATCGTAAAGGTAACATAGGATATTTAAATGAAGATGGTGAGATATCAGATTTCAAATGGGAAAGAGCTTTAAGATATGATGGTAACGGTACACTAGAAGGAGAATGGGAACAGAGTTTTACTGATGGTACTTATGACTTCAGACCTTATGAATACAGAATGAATAACAACTGGTTATTCTCTGTTCATATAACTGAGATGATCGGAGACGGTGATGTAACTGTTAAGTTATTTGTACATGATGAAGATACTAATGATTTATTAGATCACAGAGAAGCTACTGGATCAGTTTCTGGTGGTGACTTTTCATTGTACCTTAACTATCCATTCGAAGACTTTGATACTTCTGTAGGTAATGATGAGTTTGAACAGAAGTTCTACATAAGAACAGAGGTTACTTGTGATACTTCGGTATCCCAATTTAGACCACATTTAGAGGTAGATAATACTTTTGCTACTTTTCAGAATGGTGAACAACATAGGTTTAATAACTATTTCAACGTACCTAGTGCTACTCCAACTAACGGACAAGGACTTGTTTATCCTATAGCTAACATAGATCCTTCTGGATTAATGCCAGACTATAAGATTATAGACTTCTTATCTGATTTATTTAAGATGTATAACCTAGTTGCATACGAAGTACCACAACAAGATGGTACATATAAGATCAAAATAACGTCTTATGACTACTTTATTAACAATGGGTATAAGTATGACATAACTAAATACATAGATATATCTAAAGGATCTGTAGAAAGGATTTCACCTTATGCTATTATTAAGTATGATTACGCTAAACCATCTACATTCCTAGCTATAAACCAGAAATCTTTAATAGGAGATAACTTTGGTAATGCTGACTTTAATGTATCACAGTTTAACGAAGGTCAAACTGGAACTAATTCATTCCTATTTGATGGTGGTGAATATAAAGTTAAAGTAGGACTAGAGAAGGTTATGTATGAAAGAATAAATGATAAGCCTATTGGTAATCTAACACCTATACAATGGGGATGGTTTGTTAATGATAATGAAGAGAACTTACCAGAACCAGAGCTAGGAAAGCCTTTATTAATGTTTTGTCCTAATAAGCTCATAGGACCTCCTCTAACGGACGCTTACCCTATAGAATGGTCTGATGGTCATCAAAGCGATAGAATGACCATACCGAGTAACGTAAGTGCTGATGATAACCAAACATTACACTTCAATTCAGAGTATGATGAGTATAACAGAAAGATTAACAGAAAGTCATTGTTTATGAATTACCATTCTAATATGATTGAAGGACTATATTCACCGTTTGCAAAGAGAATTGGTTTAACTGCGTTCTTGCCACCCCTTATATTTAATAAGCTGAGGCTAAGTGATACAATAATAGTTGATAATATTTCATATTTTATTGATGAAATGGACATAAATATCACAACTGGAAAGACAAAATTTAGTTTACTAAGA